ACGCATTAGGCGCTGTGATTCCGACCGTGTACGGGTTCCAGACTTTCGACCCCCACCTCCAAGGCTCCCGAAACGGGGGCCTTTTCCTATTCCCGAAACGGGAGTGATTCATGCCTAGTGGCCCCGCCCCGAAGGATCCGTCGAAGCGTGCCCGCCGTAATGCGGAGCCCGTTGCGATGCGGATCCTCCCTAAACTCCTTGCTGAACAGCCCGAGCTCCCCGAGTTTGACGTCCAAGTCGACGTTGACGGCACGCCTGTGTCGCAGCGGTTCGAGTGGCCAGAGCGCACCCGTGTGTGGTGGCAGATGTGGGCTGATAGCCCGCTGTCGCTCGAGTTCACGGCGACGGACTGGTCCGAACTGATGGACACGGCGCTGATTCACGCTCGAGTGTGGTCCGGGGACTTGAAGTGGATGCCTGAGTTGCGTCTGCGCACCGCGAAGTATGGTGCGACGCCGGAGGATCGACTGCGTCTGCGGATCCAGTTCGCTCAGGCTGAGGAGGCCGAGGATCGCACTGGTACGCGTGTCACTTCCCGTGACCGGTTCCGGGGTATCCGGGTGTCGCAGGAGCGAATCGAGCCGGCCTGATGCCGTGGAAGCCGCTCGAGGGTGAGTTGTTCCCGACGCTCGGTTGGCATGTGGCCGATCAGATGGCCGAGTTCATGGGCTACGAGGTGTCGCGTGAGCAGCTTGAGTTCCTGATCCGGTTCTACGAGATCGACCCGTTGACAGGTAAGCGTGTGAAGCGCCGTGGGGTCATCCAGAGAAGTCGTGGTTGGGGCAAGTCTCCGTTCCTCGCAAGTATCGGTCTCTCCGAGGCGCTGTTCGAGGTTGTTCCGGACGGTTGGGACGCTGACGGTCAGCCGGTGGCGGCGCCCTGGTCGGAGTTCAAACGGGTTATCAACGTGATCGTGACGGCGACGTCGGAAGATCAGGTTGGAAACACGTGGGCTCCACTGTTGGACTTCGCTCGCATGGACGCAATGGTCAACGAGTTCGGTATCGAACCCCTCGAGTCGTTCATCGCGATCCGTGGCGGAAAGATTGAGCCGCGCACGTCGAAGGGCCGGTCTATCAAGGGCCTCCCGGGTCAGGTTTGCGCGATCATGGATCAGACCGAGGAGTGGGTGCCGGGTAACGGTGGCCTCCGCCTTGCTCAGAACATCCGTAACAACGCGACGAAGACCAACGGTGTGACGATCGAGTCGCCGAACGCGTTCACGCCGGGTGAGAACTCGGTTGCTGAGGCTTCTGCACGCGACTGGGAGATGATTCAGTCGGGGAAGTACCCGAAGCTGAGTGAGGCGCGTCAGGTGCTCTATGACCACCGTGAGGCGCCGGCGTCTACTGACATGTCGGACCATGAATCGCTGATTGCGGGTCTCCGGTACGCGTACGGGGACAGTTCGGACCATCCAGACGGGTGCGTCATTCACGACCCGCCGTGCGAGCCCGGTTGGGCGCCGATCGAGACGATTTCGCTGGCATTCCTGGACACGTCGAACGACGTGCAGGTGTTGCGTGCCGACTTCCTGAACCAGATCACGCATGCGTCCGATTCGTGGCTTTCGCAGCCCGAGGTGCGTGCGTCGATCGACCGGGAGAAGGTCGTCACGAAGGACGAACCCGTCACGCTTGGTTTCGACGGGTCGGAGGGGCGCAAGGAAGGCATCGCTGACTCGACGGTCCTCGTCGGCTACTCGGTCACGCAGGGTCACCTGTTCGAGATTGGGTGCTGGGAGCAACCGAAGAGTTGGGACCCCAAGACCCAGGGGCCGTGGCAACCGCCCTCGCTCGAGGTGGACGCGGCCGTCGACAAGGCGTTCCGGGACTACAACGTGGTCGGATTCTTCGGTGACCCGTCCGCTGGATGGTCGGGGAACGTCGCGTCGTGGGAGTCGAAGTACCACCGGCGCCTCAAGGCCGTGGTCACCAAGGAACAGCCGATCCGTTACCGCCAGAAAGATGTCACGCGCACGTGTGACGGCTTCCGGGATCTGGAAGCGGGTCTCCGCGGCGGAACGGTGACCATTGATGGGTCTGCGGCGATGATCGCGCACTTCATCAACGGTCGGCGTGATCCTCGCCGTTCTGGGTATGTGGTGAAGAAGCCTGACGACGATCAGGACTACTCGAAGGTCGACATGACGTGGGGCGCGATGTTCGCGTTCGTTGCCGGCCAGGAAGCAATCGCAAAGGGTGTGCTGCTCAGTCGAAAGACGATGCCGCGACGAATCTACTAGGGGGTGTTGATGCCTGTTACGGCTGATGAATGGCTCCCGATTCTCACCAAGCGGCTCGACGACCGTGCACCGCGTGTGCGAGGTCTTCGGGCATACGTCAATGGGAATGCCCCCTTGCCCGAGATGGGCAAGAACACCCGTGAGGCGTGGCAGAGGTTCCAGAAGAAGGCTCGCACCAACTGGGGCGAACTGGTCGTGGAAGCCCTCGCTGAGCGGTGCGTGTTCTCGGGCGTCACTGTTGGTGACGAACTGAACGAGGACGCCGCCGCACGGGAGATCGTGCGCCGGAACCGGCTGGTCCTTCAGATCGGCGATCTTGCCCGGGAGATGTTCACAACCTCAATCGGGTACATGATCGTCGGCCGCGATGCCTTCGGTAAGGCGGTCATCACTGCCGAGTCGCCCGACTACGTTTATGCGGCGGTTGACCCGCTCGTTCCGTGGCAGGCGCGCGCGGCGGTGAAGGTGTGGCGCGACGTCGACCAGGGCTGGGATTTCGCCTACGTGTGGGTTCCCGGCAATCGGGCGAAGTATGCGCGTCCGATCGCCGATTCTGACGGTCGTCCGATGACTCAGGCGTCTGGTGGGTGGAAGAAGCTCACCGAGGAGGCGTATACGGGCAGCGTGCCGGTGTACGTGTTCGAGAACCACGGCGGCACGGGCGAGTTCGAGACTCACACGGATCTGCTGGACCGGATCAACACGGGCCTGTTGCAGCGGCTGGTGACGGTCGCGATGCAGGCGTTCAAACAGCGGTGGGTGAAGGGTGGCCTTCCACAGCACGACGCTAACGGAAACGACGTCGACTACGCGAAGATGTTCGAGCCGGCGCCTGGCGCGATGTGGGATCTCCCCGAGGGGATCGACATTGGGGAGTCGCAGGACGCGGCACAGGGCATCCTTGCGATGCTGGCAGCGTCGAAAGACGACATCCGTGACTTCGCCGCGGCGACGCGTACGCCGATCAGCACTCTTCTGCCGGATGCGTCAAACCAGTCCGCCGAGGGTGCCGCTTTCGCGCGTGAGGGGCTGGTGTTCAAGGCCAGGGATCGCATCGAGCGGTTGAAGGTTGGTCTCAACGAGGTCATCGCTGCCGCTCTGCGCGTAGAGACGCCCGGGTTCGACGAGACCGTTGAGACTTCGTTCGCGCCGGCAGAGAACGTGTCGCAGACGGAGAAGACCGCCGCGGCTGTGTCTGCGAAGGCCGCGGATGTCCCGTGGCGCACACGCATGACGGAGATCATGGGCTATTCCGCGGACACGGTGGACCGGATGGAGCTCGAGCTGGCGCAGGAAGCGTTGATCGGGGGCCTGAATGGATCAGCGGACAGCGGCTCAGGTGTTGGCGGCGCAGCGGTCGTACGACCGGCTGACGGCGCAGGCCAGAACCCGAACCCTAACCCAACTCAGACAGGCGTGGCTTAGCCTCGGCCAGTACCGCGATGCGGACATCGAGAAGTGGCTAGACCGGGTGGTCCCGCTTGTTATGGCGGGCGAGTGGACTATCGCTCAACTGACGGCGGCGTATCTCGCAAGGGTGGTCGGTCTCGCGAACGGCGAACGGATCACCGCAGAGCCGGTGAAACGCGCCGACGTGACGGGTGAAAAACTCCGCGGCGTTGATCCACTCGAGGTGTATCGGCGCCCAGCGGTCACGCTGTACTCATCGCTCGCGGCTGGGTTGTCGTTCCGCGAGTCGGTGAACCGCGGCCTGACAAGGGCGCTGGACATCGCGCAGATCGACATGCAGTTGGCCCGGACCCACACGGTTGCGGCGTCAACGCGGATCTCAAGCTACCGTCGCACCCTGTCGGGGCTTGAGAACTGCGAGCTGTGTTCGATCGCATCGACGCACCGGTATTACCGCGGCGATCTGATGCCCATCCACGGACGTTGCGACTGCGGCATCATGCCGGTCTTCGCCAACGATCCACACACTGAACCGCTTGACGGAGTCGAGGTTCGCCAACACGGCGAGTTTGGCCCCGTTCTCATCGTCGCGGGCCAGCATTTCACCGGCCCTGACGACCTCTGAACCTCCCACATCCGTGGGATGAGCCTCACCGAAACGGTGGGGCTTTTTCTATGCCCGAAACGGGGATCTGCAATGCCTGATGACATCGAAACTGTCGTGGATGAGGCGCCGGCCGAAACGGTCGAAACGCCTACCGAGACAGACGCGCCTGATCTTGCTGCTGAAGCGGAGAAGTGGAAGGCGCTCGCACGGAAGAACGAACAGCGGGCCAAAGAGAACGCGGAAAAGGCGAAACGCTTTGACGAGTTCGAGGAAGCCCAGAAGACCGAGCAGCAGAAGCTGACTGAGCGCGCTG